GTTTTCTTTTCCTCGAGACATTGTAGCATATTCTGGTATAACTTCTTTGTAGTGTTCATCTTGTTTAGCTCCGTTAATCTTTTTCATTACATATCTAGCTACATAACTAGCTGATTCATATGTAACGTTCCCAATTAATGAATTGCCATGAGGCCATAGTTTTTCTAAAATAGGGGATCTATATAAGTTTTTTGATTTATCTTTACCTTTGTACCAGATATATTTATCTGGAAAATCATATCCAAATAATAAGGCATGATAATGAGGGCGATAGTTTAATTCTCCATATTCGCCACAGTGATAATATGATATATCTGATTTTGTAAAGTAACAGTGTTTTTTTATATATTTTCTAAGACGTTTCATAAATAACTGAAAGTCTCTTACATTTAGGGAATAAATATCTTGTTTATCTTTTTCGTTATAATTGTTTTGTCTACCGACAAGACCAGCTTCGCTGAAAGTTAGTGTAATAAAACTACTAGCTTTATGCATCATAGCTTCATGAGTGCAGCGTATTGCCCATTCTCTTGCTTTTGCAAGTCGACAGCCAGCACATTGACCACAATCAATGTTAAATGGTTTATTTATTGAATAGGCTGATGTAGTAGGTGGAGGATTAAATACAATCCTCCTTTTAGTTTTATCGTTTTCGTCTGGGACACTATATACAACCATAGGGTTGAAACAGGTCATTAGAGTCTATAACCACCACGCATTGGTTTTGCGTAATTGTTTCTATGTACTTTTTTAGCAGTTTTTCTAAAAAGTTTTTTTGAAGATCGTTTCTTCATTCTCTTTCTATATGCCATTTGCTTAATCCTTTCTTTAGTTTAGTGTCAGTCAGCACAGTTAAGAACAAGTGATTAACTGTGCTTATCGGAATCCCCCTTAGGGGATTCCTTTTCCTCTACATCAACGGAGGAAACTTTTTCTTTTAAATCAGCTACTATTTCACCAGTAGCTAATCCGAGTTTTACTAGTTCTGGATAATTAGATTCTTGACTAGCAAACTCAAAGAATTCTGAAGCAGAATTATTGAATTGTTTTCTTACATCAGCTGGGATTGTTTGAAATGAATCCCTAGCTTGTTCTATTTGATCTATTGCATCAGCAAGATCTCTTACTTGTGTAAAGTCAGTATATTGAGCAGGATTTCTATTTATTGAATCAAAGAAACCTTGTGAATCATACTTACGTATTTTATTTATTATTTGCGATTCTTCCGCAAATTGTTGTTCAGTTAAGCTTTCGCCTTTAGTTTCAAAGGTGACCCTTAACTGAGGAGAATAGTGTGTTCTAAATGGTAATACTTTTTTTGAAGTCATTATTTTTTCCATGGACTTTTTTTAGAGCCAGTACCAGTAGGGCTCTTTTTACTAAATAAATTATAAAAGGCATCAGATCTGCCTTTAGTTAAAAATTTAAGTATTAAATCTGTTAGTGGTTCTCTAAAAGCGTCATTATTAATGAATTTAGACCAATCAAAAGGTTTTGAATCTTTAAGTGGACTATTTTGTGGTAACATATCCATTAAAACTTTTGTTGGATCATTAGCACCTGAAATAAATTGAGAGATACGTTTAAATATCATATCTCTCTCTTGAGGATGTTTATGTAAATATTCTGAAAAGAATATGTTAAAAGGAGATTGAGTTCCTACAGATTTTGGATAACCTTTTCTATCATAATAGTTCGCTTCTTGTTCAATCAATCTAGTGTTTGCTAAATTTTGTCTTACAACACTAGCAGAATTTACTGCTTGCATAGATTTAGAACCAAGACCTTCCATACTAGGAGTTTTTGCCATAGCACCAGTAGGTGTTGAAGCACCACCTAATTTACTAACCATAATTGGATTAATACCAGCTGCTTTCATATCTGCCATAGCTCTTTGATAAGCAGTATTGGACATTCTTTCTTGAAAATCCATTTGCCTACCAGCAGCTTGTTTAGCCCATCGTTGTTCTTGTTTTCTGCCTAAATAATCAAATGCAGTTGGAAGTATACCTTGCATTAGAATCTACTCAATGATAATGGAGTACCATAAGTCGGCATCGGTCTAGTACATTTAAGGTCAAAGTACATATCTAATAATAGTTGAGGTTCAGTGTTAATAGCGATAACTCTATCGACAGGGCTATTTTCCTCTATAAAAGAGGCATTTAAGCTCGGTAATGATGAAAAGTCTTGTGCTAGATGCCAAGAGTCAAGCGAACCAGTAACATTAGACCTCATTTTACCAGTAAGCATTGATGGTTTATATCTGTATTCAGCATAAATTTCTTGATAACCAAAAACGTTATCGTCTGCTGTTGTTCCTTGAGCATATATCTCTTTATTAAGAATTCCTTGCTCTCCCAAATGGGCGAGTGCTGGCCAATAATAGTCATATCTTGTTTGATAACTGAAATCTCTTGGTAATCCTTGACCATAAGTAAGGTCAGAATAAACACAGGCCATACCAATAACACAGCCATGTTCTGTGAATGATTTTGAAAATCTATGATCTGAGAAACCAACAGTACCATAAGAAGCCATATTACCTTGAGGTGTTGTAGTATCAGTTGAACTAGTTTGAGGTATTGGAGTTACAGTAATAGGGGATCTTCGACCACCTAAATATTCTGGACGATCTAATCTTGCATCGCCAGTTTCTACTCCAAAATGAGAATATATTAATTCCTTATATCTTGTACCACCTCTGTTATCTCTTTCGAGTAATGATTGTATTTGAAAAGCTTCTCTTAATTGATTAATAGTAGCTGATGTAGCACTAGACAAATCAGCATATAAAGGTGTTACACCACCACCAGTTACAGGAGTTTGAGTAACATTAACATATGTTCCATTAGATTGTAATTGTGTAGCTTGATTACCAGTTAATGTTGTATTAAGAACTGTAGCATTTAAATCACTTGATGAGGCATGAGCAATAGGTGCAGAAGTACCAAGTGGAAGATCCACAGCATCACCTTTTTGTGGTGTAGGCAACGCACTTGTAAAATAGTCATGAGTTTTACCTTTTTTAAGTAATACATAGTTAGAAGCTGTATCTGGACCATCATCTTTATCTACAGTTACAGAGTTTTGAAGGTTTTCGTCACGAAACCATTCGTTCCATATTAAATTGTAGGCTCTACCAGCCCAATTGTTATAGTTTAGACTGACACCAACAGGAACATTAAAATAGTCGAATAAATCTCCACTTGAAACTGTATGTGATTGAATTTGTGGGACTAAATAATCTATTGATGAATCTGGATTAGGATCTCTTTCGCCCATAAATCGTTGCCAATTAGTCCATAGCAAACGATAAGGGACAAAGAAAAAGTACGTCTGAATTTTTAAATTATCTATAAATGGATGAATAGGAGTAGCAAGTCTACCAAATCCATGTGCATTCATTTGAAAAGTATCACCTGGCATTACATTATCAAAATATATTGGATACAAATAATTTGCATCGATAGTTGTTTTTAATCCATGTGATCTATTAAATATAGATCTTTGAATATTAGCTTTAGGTGCTCTGCTAAAATCTTTAGTTATAGTTGAGGGCAAAGCTCCTCTTGGGCCAAATGATACCATTTTATTACTCCGTAGTTTCTTTATTGGTTAAGTCCATAAGCTCAATAACTACTTCTGGTGTAAGATCTAAGATGCTGCCATCTTCAGAGCTGAAGTAACCGATATGTGCTAAGGCGAAATTATCAGGAAATTTAGCATATGGACTATTTGGGTTATTTTGAATCAGATCTTGTAAACGTCTGATTGCAGTTCCTTTGTTTTTTTCAACAAAAGGTGGTTCGTAATGATTTGCTACGTTATCATATATTGAAAATATGTAATCGTTTATTTCGTTTTTTTGTTTTGACATTTGTTTTCTCCATTAATGTATGGAGAAATAGTTTCATAATATATACTATATGTCAAATATTATTTCTAATCAGTTTTTCGAGTTTTATATGTTGTAATTTTTCTTTTACACTTAAACGGTCGTTAGGGAATCTTCTTAAAACAGGATCAGGCGTTTCATTACGCCTTGTTTCTTTTATTTTGTCGTATAATACTTTATTATCTTTTTCTAGTAATTGATCGTAATATCTTGGTGGTTTTATGTGAAATTTGCCGTTATCAGTACGGACAGTAATACGGTCATTATTATGACAATCGGACAAACCGTATTTACTATACCATCTATAGCCGATTGCGTTTTCTTTTCCTCGAGACATTGTAGCATATTCTGGTATAACTTCTTTGTAGTGTTCATCTTGTTTAGCTCCGTTAATCTTTTTCATTACATATCTAGCTACATAACTAGCTGATTCATATGTAACATTCCCAATTAATGAATTGCAGT